GAAGGTTCTACGAAAGTCGAACCTACGTCAACAGGTGCTACGGTAACGGGCAATCTTGCTGTCACTGGCACGGTAGACGGGCGCGATGTCGCAACGGATGGTGCAAAGCTAGATGGCATTGAGGCAGGCGCTACAGCGGATCAAACAGCGGCAGAGATACGCACATTGGTCGAAAGCGCGACAGACAGTAACGTATTTACTGATGCTGACCACACGAAGCTAAATGGCATCGAAAGCGGTGCGACAGCGGATCAGACAGCGGCAGAAATCAGGTCGCTTGTAGAGAGTGCGTCAGACAGTAATGTGTTTACTGACGCGGATCACGCGAAGCTGAACGCGATTGAAGCGGGTGCGACAGCGGATCAGACCATCACGGCAGGTTCTGGGCTAACTGGTGGCGGCACTGGTAATGTTACACTCAGTCACGCAGATACCTCATCGCAAGCATCGATAAACGGGTCTGGACGAACATATATCCAAGACATAACTTTGGACACTTACGGTCATGTCACAGGGCTTGCTACGGCAACTGAAACAGTTGTAAATACTGACACTGTTCCCAACAATGCCACGATCACGATAACTGCTGGTGACGCACTGACGGGTGGTGGAAACTTTACTACCGATCAGGCAGCCAACGAAACGATTACGATCGATCACGCAGACACATCAACTCAGACTTCGGTAAACAACAGTGGTCGCACTTACATTCAAGATATTACGCTTGATGGGTATGGCCATGTCACTGGTATTAGTAGCGCAACTGAAACAGTCACCGACACTGCTAGACTTACAACTTTCCAGCTAGAAGATGGCGATGGAACTGAGGTCACAATTAGCCACGGCAAAGAGGTTAAGTTTGTTGAGGGCGGTGGTATAGACATCAACTGGACGGACACATCTACTGGTTCAGACGGTGATCCATATGACCTGACATTTACACATGCGGACACTTCATCTCAGGCGTCTGTGAATAACTCTGGTCGTACCTACATTCAAGACATTACGCTAGACACATATGGTCACATCACAGGTATTACATCTGCTACTGAGACTGTTACAAACACAGACACCACCTATTCTGCGGGTAGTAACCTGTTCTTGTCTGGCACTCAGTTCAACGTAAACAGCAGCCCATCATTTAACTCTGTATTAATTGGCTCTACCGTAACCTTGCAAGAAAGCACAGACCGTGCCGATCTATTGCAGATTACTTCAAGCACCTCTGGCTGGGGCGGCTTGCAAATCCGCAATAGCTCTAATGAGGGTCGTTGGTCGTTTATGACTGATGGTAATGGGGCAGGTATCTATGACGACGAAAATGGCGATTGGCATGTTCAGTGGACTGAAAACGCTGGTACAACATTTTATTATAATGGTACTGCTAAAGTAACCATTGGCAACACCGATATGGAGATGTCCCAACGCTTAGATATGAATAACTATGATATCTACGGCGTAGACCAGATCGCCCATCACGGTGATACTAACACATATATGCAATTCCACGCAGATGACCAATGGCGTGTCGTTGTAGGCGGCTCAGAGCGACTAGAAGTAAAGAACAGTTCGCCGCATGTTTTGGTAACTGGTGACTTGAACAGTACATCAGATGCGCGGTTAAAAGAAAACGTAGAGCCAATCACAAATGCATTGTCAGATGTAACGCAGCTTGAGGGTGTTTCGTTTGATTGGAAAGACACAGGCACACGCGGTCATGGTTTCATTGCTCAACAGGTAGAACCTATTTTGCCTGACGTTGTGCAAACGGATGAAGAAACAGGCATTAAGTCGATTAACTATGTCGGCATGATTGGTCACTTGGTAGAGGCAATCAAAGAACAGCAAGAGCAAATTGATGCTCTGAAGAAACAACTTAATGGCTAATAGTGGAAGGACACGAAGATGGCTATACAAGTAGGTGGCACACAGGTCATCAGTAACAGTCAAGGACTAACAAACATTACAAGCATCGACAGCACAACAGCGGCGGCTATTGGTGCGGCTGGTGTCGGCGGGGGTGGCACTGTAGAAATGACCGCAGACGGGTCAATCTCAGCAGGTGATGTTGTAGGTATTAGCGCAACAGGTAAGGTTAAAACTACGGAAAGCGTATTTGGGCCAACGACACTTTCATACACACAGGCATCTGGATACATGTATGGACTTAAACTTGCCTATGACCAATCATCTAATAAGGTTGCATTTGCTGGTAGGGATACTTCTTCAAGTAGCGGAAGAATGAAAATTATCGTCGGAACAGTTGCGTCCAATGGTTCTATTACTTGGGGTACACACTACGAATATACTGGTTTCACCTTTGTAGCTAATATTGGCTTAGCGATGCACAACAACGTCATTGTTGTTACCTGTAAAACATCAAACTACGGCAATTATATCATGGGCATCGCATTCGGTGTTAGCGGAACTACAATTAACAGTAATTCTGGCCCATCATATCTCAGTGGAAGCGGAGGCAACGCCGCAAATTTAGGGGGCGGTAATTACTTAATGCCAGACGTAAACAACTCTGGCAAATTCGTTTTGGCTTATTCTGAGAATAGCAGTTATAGTTACCCTTATGTTGCAATGATTACGGCAACAGGTTCTAGTTTTTCGTTTACAAAGACACAGGTAACTACGGCTGTTAACTCTATCGGAGAAAGATGCGGCATAGCTTGGTCGCCTACTTACAATAAATTTATGGGCTGGTGGGCTAACTCATCAAACAATTCTGTTGCCTGTGAAATATCAACATCAGGTTCTACTTTATCAATCGGGACGCCAATTAACACAACGCTTTCAGGAATGGGTGTAGACCATTATGGTTTTGGCTTCGATAGTGTCAGTGGAGACTATGTGCTTGTAACTAGAAGCGGTGGCACCATGTATGCTGCGATAGTGAACACATCTTCCAGTGGGGCAGCGCAAAGTTGGGGTAAGGTTAATTCTCTACGCCAAGGTTTCTCTGGCGACTATTATGCAGTGTACACCTACGATGCTGCAACAAATGAAGCAAAAGTTGGAGTTTGGGGCCTTGAAAGCCCTAATAGTTATTTATTTATGCTAGCAGTTACTGGTGAAGATGTAACCATAAAGGACACAATAACTGTAACAGATTACACGGGTAGTATTTATGGGACAGAACTTGAAGGTTTACATGGTAGAGGCACGTTCTTAACATGGGGAAACCCCAGCCCGACAAACGCCCAACACAGAAACTCTACTGAGGTAAACACTAAAAGTAGTTACTTCAAAGTATTAGGCATATCAGAAGGCACTTACAGCAATGGTCAAACAGCAACCATTACTGTTACTGGTGGGACGACTAGTCAAATTTCAGGATTATCCGCGGGCGCAGGATATGGCCCAAGTTCATCAAGCGGTGGAGACTTGGCCCCAGCAACTGATGGTAACTTTGCAATTGCACTTAAGACAAACGAACTATTGTTGAGGTAAGCCATGAATGAAGAAGATAGAAAGATACTAGAGGGAACCACTTTTCCAGAAGGTACAAGCGCAGATGATTTACCTACAGAAGAAGTTGCATTGTTCAGCGAAGTATTTCGTGAGAAACGTGACAGGCTTTTAAAGGAAACTGATTGGTGGGCTGTAGCTGACCGCACGATGACCCAAGCTGAAACGGATTACCGTCAGGCTTTGCGTGATGTGCCGCAGCAAGATGGCTTTCCAGTAAACATTACTTGGCCCACTAAACCTGAATAGGATGTAGTACATGCTTGGCTTTACCCCCATAGCCGCAACCCCGCTAGGCGCAACAAGCGCCCTACAGGGTCTGACGTTCGAAGTAGACGCGGGCAGCTATGCGGTAAGCTATCAGGGCGCAGGCAAGTTAATTACAGACGTAGCACCGACAGGCGTATTTACGCTTGATGGCCGCGCTGCTGATTTCACAAAAGTAATGAGCGTGTCCGTTGATGCTGGCACGTTTACCCTTACTGGTCAGGACGCAGGTTCAACACGCGGTTATGCGTTAAAGACTACAACAGGGTCTTACACTGTCACAGGGCAAGATCAGACGTACATTGTGCATGTCAGTATTCTGGCAAACGCAGGTACATTTACCGTCACAGGCCAAGAAATTGATGTAGACATCAGCGAAGTTGTCACGGCGGGATCGTTTACGCTTACTGGTCAAGATGTCGGATTGTTTGCCGCATACAACATAGGCGCAGACAGTGGTACGTTCACAGTAACTGGCCAAGAAATAGACGTTGATATTTCTGAAAGTTTTGACGCTGGATCGTTTGCTTTAACTGGTAATGACATCGGCACAGTCATTGCGATGAATGTTGATTTAGCGTCAGGTTCGTTTGCATTGACAGGCGCAGATGCGGCTTTCTCTGTTGGCGTTAAAATGATTGTCGCAAGTGGCTCTTACACCACAACGGGGCAAAACTTCAACTTTACTAAGAACATGAATATAGCTGCAAATGCAGGGTCATATGTTTATGCAGGTAAGGACATTATCGTGCGCGGTTGGTTGGAGCCTGTTGTGGATGGAGAGACTTGGACAGAGCAGGCTGTGTCGGCAGAAATATGGACGGATGCTGCGTAGCGTGGTATTGTTCTTGTAACAGAGGAATGAGACATGACTTTTAGTGTAACAAAGCCAACAGTCGGTGGTGACGCAGACGGTTGGGGTACAAAGTTAAATACCGCGCTGGATGACATAGTTAGTGCGCACAATGGTGGCGCAGAAACTACGCCAAATGTAGTTACAACAGGAGCGGGATGGAAAGTTGATGGTGTTGCTGTAACAGCGTCTGCCACAGAGCTAAACAAGCTGGATGGCTTGACGCCTACAACAATAGAACTTAATCGCGTTGATGGCGTCACAAGTAATATACAGACGCAGTTAGATGCAAAAGCGCCTTTGGCTAGTCCGACATTTACAGGGACTGCAACAATCCCTACGGCAACCATTACAACAGCCAATATAACAACTGTAGACTTGGGTGATTGGACTATTACAGAAAGTTCTGGTGTTCTTTATTTTGCGACAGGCGGCACAAACAAGATGAAGCTAGAAGCAAACGGTGATTTAACAGTAGTCGGAAACGTCACAGCTTATGGAACAATCTAATGGCTCTACAGACCAGTGGTGCAATATCCCTAGATGACATACACGTTGAGGCGGGTGGTACTACGGGTACTGAGGTAAGCCTCAATGATGCAGACATCCGTGATTTGATAGCCAAAGGCGCTGGTGCGCAGGCGCGTTTTTCAGAATGGTACGGCGCAGCAAGAGAGTATGCACTTGCATTAGCATCTGATGTTTCAAATATAGATGTTAGAGCGTTAGCAATAGCTGACGGTTGGGATGGTAATGAGCCTCTAGCCATTAATGTAAACTCTGGTACTACAGTGTATTCAACCACTACCGCTACTGCGGGTATGCTCATAGCAGGTAGCTTCCCTAACGGTGTAACCATTAACAACAGTGGTGCTATTACAGGTAGAGGCGGCTCAGCGGGGCAAGACGGTGGTGATGCTGTGGAGATTACTACATCTGACAGCGTAACTATAACAAATAACTCTGGAGCGTTTATTGCTGGCGGTGGCGGTGGAGGGGCATCGACAGGTGGCGGCGGTGGCGCAGGCCAATCATTACCTAATACCGCAGGCCCAGCAGCCAGTTCTTCTAACGTGACCTATAGCTCATGCGGCAGTGTTACCTTTGGCTGTTCAGAGGGCGGTACAGTCACTGCAAGTTGCTGTGGCCCATCAGTAGCTACAATTACATATGCGGCTGGTGGCAATCAGGGTGCATACGCGGGATCAGGTGGTACGACAACGGGTTCTAGTGGTTCTTGTGTCGGCTCTGGCACGGGTGGAGGCCCACCACCTTGTACGGTGTCAGGTGTCACAATTAACTACGGCGGCGTGATCGTTGCAACAGGCTTCGGCGGCACAGGCGGCTCTATTCTAAGCGCATCAGAAAACGTCACAAATAGCGGCGGTGGTTGGGGTGCGGCTGGCACGGGTTCAGGTGCAGGTGCAGGTGGTGCGGCTATTACTGGTACTTACGCAAGCCTAACAAACAACGGCACAATCTACGGTTCAACGTAAGGGCAAACAGATGGTAGACGACAACACATCACAAGACTTCCCAGTTCACGGGCTTCGTTGCTGGCAAGATATTGATGGTGAGCAAGTGGAGATAGATTGCCCAGAGGGTACGCTTGCATCCTCTGAAAAAGCTACGCAAAGAATGGATGTTTGCAAGGCATGTTCGTCGTATAAATCTCTATTGTTTATGTGCGGTGAATGTAACTGCATTATGCCTGCTAAGACACGCATCAACAGCGCTGAATGCCCACTAGGTAAATGGTGAAATAAATGACGTTAGTACCATTAGATATTCCCGCAGGTTTTTATCGAAACGGGACTGATTTAGAGCAGGCAGGGCGTTGGCGTGACGGATCGCTAGTTCGTTGGCGTGACAACTCATTGCGTCCAATTGGTGGTTGGCGTGAGCGTAAAACATCTTTTGCGACTAATCCTATTCGTGGCTTACATGCGTGGGAAACAAACAACGGTAGCGTATGGCTTTCTGGCGCTTCGCATGATGCATTGATTGTTATGACAGGTGGCGGCACTCTGTACAACGTCACCCCAGATGATCTGGCAACAGGTCGTGAGGATGCTGCGGCGAATGTCGGTTATGGCGGTGGCAGTTACGGCTATGGTATTTACGGTCAACCAAGACAGGTAACACAGAACACGGTGCCGCAAGAGGCTACAACGTGGGCCTTAGATAACTGGGGTGAATACCTTTTGGGCCTTCATTATGACGATGGCAGAATATTAGAATGGGATTTGAGTGTCCCGACATCAGGAACTTATTTCCCGATGGATGACGCTGCGGTTACAACTACAACATCATCAAATCCTAACTTTACTTGGTCAACTAGCTTTTTCCCAGATAACCAAAACCCCGCAAGTTCGGGGATAGAAAGCGCAAATGCTAATGGCACCTATGGATCGACATTTCGTCGCCACTCAAACATCCCGATAAAAAGGGGCGCAGAATACATAACAAAAGTAATTTTTGGTGCTGCTACCAATGTGAATTACAACTTCTATGTATCCGTGAATTATGATAACGGAACTACTGGCACATATTTTTCCAGTAGCACATATCAGCCTAGCTCTGGCGTTCCACCCACGCCGACAGTAGATGGTAGCTTTGTCGCGGATGACGACGGAACAGCAACACTTTATTTTGGCGCAGTAACTGCTGACAGCATACAGTTTAACTACACGTTTTATTCTACAGACATCAATTCAGATGGTAATGTTACCCATGCAAGACCGTTGCCCAATGCGCCAATCAACAATGTTGGCTTGGTTGTAACAGAGGAGCGCTTTGTTTTTGCTCTTGGTGCGGGTGGTAATCCAAGGCGTGTTCAATGGTGTGATCGTGAGAACAATACACTGTGGACACCAGCCGCCACAAACGAAGCTGGCGATATTGATTTGCAAACATCTGGCCAGATTATGCAGGGCATTCGTACACGCGGTCAGACACTCATTATAACGGACACAGACGCGCATACAGCACGTTATCTAGGCCCACCATACGTTTATGGCTTTGAGCGCGTAGGAACGTCTTGCGGTGCTGTTTCAAGGAAATCTGCATCTGATGTAGATATCGGCGTTTTCTGGATGGGTAAAAGCGGTTTCTTTAGGTTTGACGGAAACTCCGTGCAAGAAATACCGTGCGATGTTCATGATTATGTGTTTGGTGATATCAACGTAGGCCAGATTTCAAAGGTATGGTCGTTTGCAAACGGTCAAAATGGCGAAATATGGTGGTTTTATCCTTCTTCTGGAAGCATAGAAATAGATCGCTATGTTGCGTTTGATTACAAAGAAAACCATTGGCTAATTGGAGAAATGTCCCGCACAGCAGGTATTCAGGGCGGCGTTTTCCAATATCCCATCATGGCAGGTCACAATTCAGATAGTGATATTTATGACCATGAGGTTGGCTACAACTTTGATAACGAAACAACCTTTGCTGAAAGTGGGCCAATTAGCCTTGGTGCAGGCGATAATATTGCAAAGGTTACGAAGCTAATACCTGATGAAATAACACAGGGTGACGTAAACGTAACCTTCAAGACACGTTTCTATCCTAACGCGACTGAAACTACCCACGGGCCTTACACGCCTGCCAATCCAACAAGTGTTCGTTTTTCTGGTCGTCAGCTTCGTATGCGTGTTGAAGGTCAAAGCGCAACCCAATGGAAAGTGGGGAACATGCGAATAGACACAATTGCTGGG